TAAAAAGTAATAGTACAACACAAAGATTTGATAAGTATAATGTTTTAAAATGGGATGATGAAAATATAAAACAGTTAAAAGGAAACATATTACACTTTCATAATGGCATTATGCAATACTTTAAACAACCAATTCCTAAAGAATTGTATATACAATGTTGGTATAATGTTATGCGTAAAGGAGAACAAATAAAAACTCATCTACACGATATAGGACCAAACTGTTATTTAGGAGGACATATTTGTGTACAATGTGATGATACATCTACCCATTATATCAATCCAATAAATCAAATTAATGACCCTATGACATACAGTAGTAAAAATGATGTAGGTAAAATAACTATATTTCCAAATAATGTACCACATTATACAGATACACACAATTCAGATAGAGAAAGAATAACACTTGCATTTGATATTTTTCCAGAAAATCCAAACACTTTAGAACATTCTCAAAATTTACATTCAGGAAATTATTTAAAGTTACTATGAAAAATGTAAGGTATCTTGTAATAGACAAAAAGGATGATGTCTATTTAAAGATAGAAGCAGAAGATTCCATTAGAAGAGAATTAGGTCAACACTTTACTTTTGAAGTACCTGGTTTTCGTTTTATGCCTCAATTTCGTAATAGAGTTTGGGACGGTAAGATACGATTATTTTCATATGCAACTGGTCAGATATACGTAGGATTATATCCTTATATAATTAATTGGTGTAATGAAAATGATATAGAAGTTGTTGATGGAACGAAGTTAGAAGATACTAAAGTAGATGATGATAAGGTAGAAAAATTTATTAATGCTCTTAAAATTCCTATGGAAGTAAGAGATTATCAAAAAGAAGCATTTACATATTCAGTTAAAAAGAATAGATGTTTATTACTATCGCCAACTGCTAGTGGTAAATCACTTATTCTATATCTATTAGTACGTTTTAATCTATTAAGACTACCCAAAAACAAAAAAATATTAATCATAGTACCTACTACATCATTAGTAGAACAATTATATAAAGATTTTAAAGACTATGGCTATGATAGTAATAGAAATGTACATAGAATCTATGAAGGACATAGTAAGATAACATCTAAAAGAGTAGTCATATCTACTTGGCAATCAATTTATAATCTATCAAAGAACTATTTTAGCGACTATGGTATGATAATCGGTGACGAAGCACATCTATTTAAAGCAGTATCATTAACAAAGATAATGACGAAGTTAGTTAATTGCAAATATAAGATAGGTTGTACAGGTACCCTAGATGATAGTAAAACACATAAACTAGTACTAGAAGGACTGTTTGGTGCAGTCAATAAAGTCACTACAACAACTGAACTCCAAGATAAAGAACAACTAGCTAAACTTAAAATTTTCTGTTTAGTATTACAATATAGCAAAACACAAAGAAATTTCTTGAAAAATAAAACTTATCAAGAAGAAATGGATTTTTTAGTTAGAAATGAGAAAAGAAATAAATACATAAAAAATCTGGTCACTAATTTGCACGGCAACACTTTATGCTTGTTTCAGTATGTAGAAAAGCACGGTAAGTTATTATATGAATTAATAAAAGATAAGGCAGGTGACCGACCTATATTCTATATCCACGGAGGAGTGGAAGCTGATGAACGAGAACAAGTCCGAGCAATTACCGAAAAGTCTAATAATGCGATTATTGTCGCTTCTTATGGGACGTTCAGTACTGGTATTAATATCCGCAATTTACACAATATTGTTTTTAGTAGCCCTAGTAAATCTCGTATAAGAAATTTACAATCTATTGGTAGAGGATTAAGACTAAAAGATAACAAATCACACGCAACGTTATATGACATTGCTGATGACCTTTCCTATGGGGAAAAGGAAAATTACACTTTACAACACTTTAGAGAGCGTATAAATATATACAATAGTGAAGACTTTGATTATGAAATCCACAACATAGAATTGGAGAGAAATGGAAAAAGTTAAAGCTAACGTAAAGATAATCAAACTAATAAATGGTGATGATGTTGTTGCACATATGCCAATTGGTGAGAAACAACTACCAGATAAATCTCCTTTGCTACGAATTAGCAAACCATTACAGATTAAATATATTCCGCAGATGACCCCACACGGAATAAGGGATTATATTGCTCTTATTAAATGGGTTAACTATACACCAGATAAATTGATAACTATTCCAAAAGATAAGATAATGACTATAACTATGGCGTCGGAAGATATGACGAAAAACTATGCAAATTTAGCAGTTGATTATGACAGATTGGATCAACCGAAGAAGGCCAAAAAGGGTGACTTTATACAAGAACAAATCTCGCAAGAAGACAATGAATTATTGAACGAAATATTTAAAGATAAAATAACAAAGAGAACTCTCCACTAGTTACTAAAGCGTTCTCCACCAGACTACATAGTCTATTATATACAAAAAATGTGAAAAGTCAAGTGCCATTCAAATCAAAAAAACTCGCTCATATCGCCAAGCAATGGCAGATAGGAGAGATTATTCCTGTCAAAAAACTATCTAAAGCAGTCAAGAGATTATTACGACCTAGCATTGACAAAGATAAAAAAGTGTAGTAATATGTAATTATGATGAATTCAACAAGAACTAAAAAAAAACCAGAACATTATGTAAATAATAAAGATTTTTTTGCCGCTATGGTGGACTATAAAAAGTCTGTTAATAAAGCAAAAAGAGAAAAGCAAACTAAACCACCAGTACCAGACTATGTTGGTGAGTGTTTTTTAAAGATAGCGAATCATTTATCCTTTAGACCAAATTTTATAAACTATACTTATCGGGACGATATGATAAGTGATGGTATTGAAAACTGTTTACAGTATCTTGATAACTTCAATCCTAAAAAAACTAATAATCCTTTTGCTTATTTCACACAAATTATCTATTATGCTTTTGTACGGAGAATACAGAAAGAGAAAAAACAAACAACTATTAAACACCGTATGATTCAAAACGCAAACTATGATGATATGACTTTGCAACCTGGAGAAGATAGAGAGTTTAAAAATCAATTTACAGAATTTCTACGAAAGAATATACCAGCGGAAGAACCAGTTAAGAAAACAACAACTAAAAAGAAGAAAAAGAAAAAGTGAAAACTGATAAGATTATAATAGTCGGTGGAGGTTCTGCTGGCTGGATGTCGGCTGCTACTTTAATTAGAGCATTTCCAGATAAAGATATAACTGTAATAGAATCACCTAACATTCCAACAATATCAGTTGGTGAAAGTACAATATCAAAAGTTAAACAATGGACAAAATTTTTGGGCATTGATGATAAAGAATTTTTAAAACATACAGATGGCACTATTAAGTTTAGTATTAAGTTTACAGACTTTAATGGAAAAGACGAGCCATCATTTCATTATCCTTTTGGTCCTATTAAAGTAGAAGGAACTCAATTACAATATAATGACTGGTGGATAAAAAAAGAATTTTATCCAGAAACACCTGTTTCAGATTATGCTGATAGTTTTGCTCCTAATATGGCATTAGTTAATCAAGGTAAAGGTGCTTTTAACTTTCACGGTTTTGAACTTGACCGAGATTCTGCTTATCAGTTTGACGCAGGTAAATTTGGTCAATGGTTAAAAGAACACTATTGTTTACCAAGAGGTGTTAAACATATACAAGAAGATATTATTGATGTGCCTACAAATGAGAACGGTATTAAATGTGTAGTTACAAAAACATATAGTTACTATGCAGATTTATTTGTTGATTGTACAGGTTTTAAATCAATGCTTTTAGGTGGTGCATTAAAAGAACCTTTTGAAACTATACAAAATCTACCAAACAATAAAGCGTGGGCGACTAAAATTCCTTATGTTGATAAAGAAAAAGAAGTAGAATGTTTTACCAATTGCACAGCAATAGAGAACGGTTGGGTGTGGAACATACCATTATGGAGTAGAGTTGGTACAGGTTATGTTTATTCAGATAAATTTGTAGATGATGAAACTGCTTTAAAAGAATTTAAAAATCATTTAGCAGGTGTACG